CTAAACTTTTAAAAATGTCAATTGCAGCTGGAAGTGATTTTGCTCAAACTTCCGATATAGTTACGGATAACCTGACAGCTTTTGGTATGTCGTTAAAAGATTCCAATAGACTTATGGATGTAATGGTTGCAACAAGTAATAATGCAAATACCAATGTGCAAATGTTAGGGGAGGCTTATAAATATGTTGCAGCAACTTCAAGAAATTTTGAGAGCTTTGAAGATGTAAATATCTTATTAGGAGTACTTGCAGATAACGGAATTAAATCTGGTCAAGCTGGGCGTAATTTAGCAGGAATTTACAGAAGATTGGCTAATCCATCGAAACAAGTGGGAAATGCTTTAAAAGACTTAAATATTCAACTTTATGACCAGCAAGGACATTTTAGAGGATTGAAAGCGTTATCTGATGATTTAAAAATTGCGACAGCTGGTCTTACACAGGAAGAAAGAAATAGATATTTGACAATGATTGCTGGTGGAGAAGGTATGAAAATATTAGCGTCTATTATGGGAACGACAGAAGAAAACTATAATAAAGTTGCTAATGCTGTAAGAAATTCTAGTGGTGCAACGGATAAATTTGCTAATGATATGAGTAATACGACGGCTAACAAAATAGCACAATTTAAATCGGCGATAGATGATTTGAAAATATCGTTAGGAGAAGCATTCGCCCCAATAGCGACCAGGTGGATGGAAGACTTTATGAAAAGAGTTGAAGGATGGCAAAAAAGCGGAGCATTAGACCCCGATAAATTAAAAGGGCAAGCTGAACAATTAACAAAAGGTGCAGAGATAGGAATGAGAGGAATTATAGGAGCTAAAGGTGCAGTCTGGGGAGCTCAATTAGGTACAGCAATTGGGGGACCAGTAGGAACAGCAGTAGGTGCTGCAATTGGAGGAGCTATTGGGTATTTTTCACCAGACATAGTAAAAAAACTCATAGAACCTAAAGACCCAAAATTAGAAAAAGCAAAACAACAAGCTATAGCCAATGCTTTTGACCCTTCAAAATATACCTCTGGTTATAACTCCAAAGACGGACGTTTTCATTATATGGGGTATAGTGATGTTAAAGTGCCTTCACCTGTAGAAGTACAAAAAGAAGAAGCAGCAAGAATTGCAAGGCAAAAAGAATATGACAGAAGATCATACGAAGCTCTGCAGAAAGTTGTATTGGATATGAATGCGTTTAAGACAAGGCTAGAAGCGCCACAGCAAAATCCAGCACTTATTCAGCAAGATAAGACGGCACAATTAACAAGTGCAATTTCACAACTTATATCTAAACAACAAAGTAGTAATCCGTTACAGCCGATAGACACCACAGCTATAACTAACGCTCTTAATGCTGGATTAAGTCCTTTAAATGGTTTACCAAGTCTTTTGAATACTAGTTTGAGCACAATGCAGCCACCGATACCGCAGCCAGTGTCAATAGAACAAATTATAAATCATCAAGCTAATGCACAGATAGCAGCACAATTGTCAAATATTACAATAAATGACACAGCAAAAATTGAGAGTATAGCTAGGCAGATAGCCCAGAATGTTAGCCAAAGTACATACAGTACTATGATGTCGAACTTACAGGCACAAATTCAGGCATCACAATAATTAATTAGGAAAGGAATTTTATAAAATATGAGACCAGTATTCATGTTGCTGTACGATACAGATCCGTTTATTTTTGTGATACCGCCGTCAGATTTTAAAGTTACGAGTAGTCAAAATAGCGAAGTTGTGAAGATTTTAGATGTTGGAGAAGTAGCATTGATAGGAGAGAGAAATATAAAAAAAATCAGCTTTTCCACATTTTTACCTGCTAAAAAATCCAAATTTTTTAACTCTTTACTTAATCCTGATTCGCCAATGGACTGTATAAAAAATTTAGATAAGTATAAAGATAATAAAGAAGTTTTAACTTTGATAGTTCCCAAGTATAGTATCTATTTTAAATGCTACATTGAACAGCTGGAATATGAAATAAAGGAAAGGACGGGAGATGTTGACATTTCAATTGATCTGATAGAAGCTAGGAAACAGACAAGGTTAATCGATGATGTTAATGAACTTTATGAGCGGCATACCGGTGAAACATCACCAATTAAAGAGTATCAACTGGAAGAAAGATTTGAAAACTTCAAGAGTAAATTAAAAGATAAGATAAAAGAAAAAATTGACAGTTTGATAAATTTTAAAAAGTAAAAGGAATTTTGGAAATGTTAAAGATAGTTATTAATAATGAAGAACATATAAAAAAATTTGAAAGGATCACATGGAAAGGTGGAATAAATGGAACATCACGAACACTAGAAGTAAAATATTTAGATGATAATCAAATTGCTAATTTAGGAGATAAAGTGGAATTCTATGTCGATGATGATAAATTATTTATTGGTAAAGTTTTTTCTGTTGAAGTTATTGGGGATAGTAAAATTAGAACTTTTAGATGTTTTGATAGCTCCATATATCTTAATAAAAATTATTTTGTGAAAAACTTTAATAAGAAAAAACCATCTCAAATATTGAAAGAAATTTGTGGAGAGTTAAAACTGGAAGTCGGGAACATACCTGAAGACAAAGTGGATTGTACTTATCCAGCAGTTAATAAGAGCGGGTATCAAATAATTTTGAACGCTTATACGATTCAGCATAGAAAAGACAAAAAAATATACTCGATAGTAAGTAATGATGGGAAAATAGAAGTAATAGAACAGGGGGCATTAGCTGATGTTCTGCTCCATTCTGAACAGGATATAAAAAGTTCTAAGTATGGTGAAGATATTGAACAAATGGTGAATCAAATTGTTATCTATAAGACTGAAAAAGAAAAACAGCAAATAGTAGATAAAGTAGAAAATAAAGAAGACAAGGAAAAATACGGATTATTTCAAAAAGTAATGCAGTATGACAAAGATAGGGATAATATCAGTAATGCTAAAGAGATGTTGAAAAGTGTTGAAAAAACAGGAAATATAACTTGTCTTGGTAATGTTTTGATACAAAGCGGTTATTCGATAGGAATACATGAGCCGCACACAAACCTTGTTGGTAGTTTTTTAGTAAAAAATGATACGCATACTTGGGAAAATGATATGTATTATTGTGATATAGAATTAACTTTTGAAAATGTGATGGACAAGTCTGAATTTGAAGAAAAACCAAAATCGAAAAAATCAAAAAGTAAAAAGAGTAAGAAAAAGAAGAGTGAGAAAAACAAGAAAAAGGCAGGTGCTAAATAATGGGCATGTTTGAAATACTTAACGATATGATAGATAGCGGAGTGCAACAGCAATCCAACAATTTTATAAGAGCTAGTGTCACTAATCCGCCGCCTGAATTAAAAATAAAATTTGATAACGTGGAAATACCTTCAGAACAGATTTACTGCTCTAATTTCTTATTACCGCATTATCACAGAACGTATAAAATAGACGGTGTTATTGATGAAATAACTATTGATGCTACGACTCAAACGGCAATAGGAAACGGACCTGCTTCACACACCCACGACCATTCAACAATTAAAGGTTCTGGAACTTACAGAAGTAGTAAGGACATATGGTTCGAAGACACTTTAAAAGCTGGAGATGAAGTGTTAGTTTTGGTGTTGGGGATAAATTATGTGGTAGTTAGTAAAATAGTGAAAATGCCAAGTGGTGCAATAGAAGGAGTGTAAATATGGGTTTTGAAGAATTATTTTTGAATCAAAACACAGAAAAAGAAGAATTACCCATTTTTAGGGAGTATGCAATTGATTTTGATACATTGGAACCATTAAAAAACGGAAATAACCTTATTGAATTATCAGGAAAAGAAGCACTTAAAGTATGGATATTCAAGGCACTCAAAACAAAAAGAAATTTTTACGGAATACACTCTGACAGTTATGGAAATAACTTAGATGTACATATCGGTACAATCTATCAGGAAAGTATAAAAAATGCTTTGATTATTTCAGAAATTAAAGATTGCCTACTGGTCAATCCGTACATTTTGGATTGTTATAATTTTGAATTAAACTACAACAGCGATGATAATAGTTTAAAAGCATCTTTTAATATATCTACCATTTATGGGGAAAGTGAGGTGTTATACAGTGAATAAAATAGAGGCGAGAAATAAGTTTTTATCTAATTTAAAAAATGGTTTTTCTAAAATAGAGGGAACTTTTAATTTTGATATAGCAAGTGCTTACGGAATAGAAGCTGAAGGAATATATGAACTACTGAAATTTTGGGTTAATCAAACATTTATTGATACTGCAACTGAAGATGAATTTGTAGACTATCACGCAATGCTTTTCGGTGTAACTAGAAAACAAGGAACCAAGGCAAGAGGGGATATATTAATAACAGGAAAAGCTAATACTACAATACCTGCCGGGACAATAGTACTAAAAACAGATGGTACAAAGTACCAACTGCTTTATGATACAACATTATCATTTGACGAAAAAGCAATTGCTGAGGTGGAATGCTTACAAAGCGGAGAGGTTGGGAATTGTGCTATTGGTGAGATAGTAAGTTTTGAAATTTCCAATGCTGATATTTTTACAGTGACTAATGAAAAAACTTTTACAAACGGATATGAAAAAGAACCTAATGATGTTTTAATATCGAGAGCAAAAGAAAGAATATTAAAGCCAGCACACAGCGGTAATATTTACGATTATGAGAAATGGGCAAAAGAAGTGGACGGAGTAGGTAAAGTATTAGTTGAACCGCTATGGAATGGAAATGGAACAGTAAGGGTAAGAATTTCCAATTACAACAATAGTATAGCCGACGATGAATTAATACAAAAAGTAAAAAATAGAATAGAACAGATGGATGGTAGACCAGTTGGAGCTAATGTTACCGTAGCAAGTTTTGACAGTAAAAATATTGAGATAAGTGTGAGGGTCATATTAAGTTCAGGAGTAAAATTAACCGATGTGTCTGATTTGATTATCTCTAAAATAAATCAACAGATAAAAGATAATTCAGCACTTTATACTTTGAATAATCAGAAAATTTTATCAATTAACAGAGTTGAGAAAATAGTTTTATCTATTAATGGTGTGGAAGATTGTAAAGTTCTGATAAATAACGATAGCAAAAATATAACTGTAGATAGCAATGAAATATTAATAGTGACTGGAGTTGTTGTCAATGAACAGTAAAATAAAAGTAATTTCCAAAGTTGCCAGAAACAATTTACAGCTTGATTTAATAAAAAGTTTAATAATAGAATCCCAAAAGATAAAAAATAATATTGAAAAATACAGGGAATTTATCTTTTTAAACTTTTTTAATGAAGAGCAGGTTTTGAAATATGAAAAATTTATGAATTTAGAATACGATTTAAGTTTAAGTCTACAAGACAGGCGGGATAGAATTTTATATCGTTTATTATCAAAGCAGATATTTTCGCCAGCTAACTTAAAAGAGCAGGCTAGAATATTTACAAATGGAGAAATTGAAGTAACAGAAGTATTTAACGAGTATTACTTTATTATAAAATTTACAAGTATTTATGGAATACCTCCTAATTTAAATAATTTTATTAATTTTATTAATTTTATAGAATTAAATAAGCCAGCTCATTTAGGATATAAAATAGTTTACAGTTATATGACATGGGACGAATTTGATAGATATAATAAAACTTGGGATACTTGGGATTTACTAAATTTAAATTGGGATGATATAGAGAAATACAAAGAGTAGGAGGTAAAAAATGCCAGCACAGAAAAAAACAAGTTTAGGACTAAATCAATGGATAGGGAGCGAATATCCGAAAAGAATTGATTTTGTTGAAGATAATAAAATAATAGATGACGAATTAAGTAAAAGGGTAGAGTATACAGATACAGCGACGGAAGCAAAAAAAGGCATAGCTCGAATACATTCGCTAGATACTGTTGAAAATCAGTCAAACGAATTGCAAAATATGATTGCAAATAATTTGCAGTCACAGGTTTCAGATTTTATAAAAAACCTTAACCACGATGAAATACTAACAGTAAAATCGTTAGTAAAATATTTGAGTAAACTATTGAAACCAGCAACTGAAAATGAATATGGTTTTACAACTAACAGCAATATAAAGAATTTAATAACGACATATGCTCCTAAACCAGACTTGAGTCCATACATCCCATTTTCAAAAGGGTATAAAAACAATAACAACAATGATTTTGTTATAAGGTCAAATAAAGTGGATTTGTGGACACCGTATCATTTGCACATGTACGATACAAACGATAATTATATGGGATTGTATCATTTAAATGGTGGAAGAGCATATTACAAAGTTCCGAACAGGAACGGTGGAAAATGGTGTGAGATTATGGATAACATTGATATGGCTGAAAGAGATCGTAGAATGAATTTAATAGATGAAGATAAAACACGTTTATGGAACAGAGCTAACGATGCTTGGAATAGAACGCAGGACTTATACGGTAGAAGTGATAGGGATACAGTAAGAAATTTAAGACTTGGAGCATATATGGAAGGTTCTCCAGGAAGTATAGATGCTAAGGAAAGAAATGGTTATGTTATAACAGGATTAGATGGGAATGCGACAAAGTATAATTACGGTGGAATTAAATTTGCACAATTTCGGGCATTGCAGATGTGGAGAGATGGAGACTGGAGAAATGTTCCATTTGTATAAGGAGGAAATTATGAAATTTATAGTAGACAATATCAAAGAAATAGAGGAAAAGGACGGTTTTAAATATATTGGTATATTTGATAGCAATGAAAAAGACTGGTACGAGGAACTTAAAAAATTTAAAAAAGATACCTTAAAAATAATGTACAACAAAGATACGCATCTAGTATTAAGTACACATACAGACGCTTCAATGCTTGCTCCAACTATGGCTGGAGATGTAGTTGAAGAAATCAAATATCAGGAAGTACAAGTAAATCCGAACTTGTATTTTGTTGACGGAAAACTTATTGAGTTACAGCGTTATGAAACAGTTGAAAATGGGAAAGTTGTATTTAACAAAAATTTGCGAATTGACGAAATAAAAAAAGAGTTGCAGGATTTAAAAGATAAAAAAATACAGTTAGGGGTAAAAATAAAGGAAGGTTTATATCATCCAGTTCGTGATACTGACAAGGTAAATCTTATGATTGCTAAAAACTCTTGGTCTGGAACTCGTAAATGGAAATTCTATGATGAAGAAGGAAATGGCGCGATTGATGACATAACACTTGAAATCATAAACAAAATATTTTCTGACGGAGAAAAAGTATTAAATGGTGCAATTCTAGGAGAAACGGAAGCAGAGAACGCTTTAAGCAAAATGACAGATAAGGAACTTAAAGAGCTTGATGTGAAGGAATATTTTGAGAGTTACTATAAAAAAGCAGGAGGGATTTAATAATCGTGAGAAAAATGTGTACTAATCGTGTGATTTCGTGTGAATAATCAATCGAAAGGAGAAAATATGGAGCTAAAAAGGAATACTCTGTACATCTGTTTCCACAAGCCCAAACATCTTATAGGGCATTTAATAGCTTTATGGACACTTGGGAAATACTCACACGCCGAATTTATTTACAATGATTACGTGTATCTTGCGAATCCAGGCGGAG